GCTCATAGCAGCAGGGTACGATTACAACGCAGTCCAGGCATTAGTAAACCGTAAATTAGGAGTATAGCTATGAATTTGTTTGCCGCAGTATCTAATACGCCAGTAGTGGTATTTACCCTAGACTGGCAGGTAGTGGTCCAGCTAATTCTGGCAGTAGTGTTGCCTATATTAGTAGGATTGGTCACTACACGCGTCACAGCAGGCTCTGTAAAGGCTTGGCTGCTTGCAGGGCTAACTTTAGCCACATCAGTTGTTACTGAGCTTGCAGGTGCTATATCAAGCTCTACACCATTTGATCTAGGCATTGCACTATTGGCAGCTATTCCAGCATTTGCCATATCAGTAGCAACCTACTACGGGCTTTGGAAGCCTACGGGTGTAGGTGTAGCGGCTCAGGATGTGGAAGCCACTACGCTGGTGGATCGCAATAAGCAGTAGCATTTAAACCAAAAAGAGCGCCCTCGCAACAGCGCTCTTTTTTATTGGTCAGTGTTTATTTTGAATACTGAATACTTTTATTGTACAGGTTTTGGCTTTATGCGGTCAAGTGACTTGCTACCCTTTTCACTATTACAGTACTCACAGGCTGGCTTTAAATTATCAAGGTTAAACCGTAGCTTAGGATCATGGGAGCGCGGTATTACATGATCCAGTGTCAAAGTCTCTAGTGTGAGCTTGCCCGGACACCAGGGATGGATGCGCAGGTAGCAGTACCAATTACCATTTTTATCTGGCGGATTTTTTCTAATCCATGTAGCACGCGTAACAAACCACTGCTTAGTCTGCTTGCCTATTTTCTTAATAGGTGTGCGCTTCATGCCTACCTTGCGCTTGAGTACCACTTTTGGATTTACTGGACACTGGTACGGGAAGTGGTTAGGCTTTGGATTTTGACAAAATTTGCAGGGCTTTTTTGGAAATCTATCTATACCTGACAAGTGAAACCTCCTATTACTGAATACAATAATTGTACACTAAATGCTTGTGTTATAATTACACCATAAACCAGACGCGTAGACGGGAACTACCCGGTTAAGAAAGGAGCAGGCGCAAATGGCAGAGGTAACTACAAAAGAATATGTGGCTAAGATCGCTGATTTAATACCCAGTGAAGAAAACCCACGCAGCATAGGGCGCAAAGAGTATGAAGCCCTAAAAGAGTCACTGGTTGAATTCCCAGAGATGAAGCAAATACGCCCCATTGTAATAGATGAGGATAATAATGTACTTGCTGGACACCAGCGGCTGTATGCGTTGCAAGACCTTAGCTATGAGGATGTGCTTGTACTGCAAGTCACTGGACTCACTAGAAAACAAAAACGTGAATTTATGATTAAGGATAACGTCAGCTCAGGTAAATGGGATGCTGATATTATTGCCAATCATTGGGAGCTGGATGAGCTTGAGCAATTTGGCGTGCCTAAATTCAAAATCCCTGGCGGTGACGGCAGTGGTGGTGAGAAGAGCTATAAAAACCATGAGGTAACTTGCCCTAATTGTGGTGAGCATTTTGAACTGTCTGAGTCTGACGATTAGCCGGAGCGTAACACCATGTCTGATAAAAAGGGTATTACGCTAGGTGATGAGATTGAAGATGTAACCAGTGGGTTGCGCGGCGTTGCTATTGGCAAGGTTGAGTACTTAAGTGGATCAATCCAATGGATATTACAGCCACCGCTTGATGATGGTGGTGTACCACAGCGCACTGAATATGTACCAGATGCCTATGCTAAGCGCGTAGGTGATGGCGTACGCGTAAAGCCAAAGCCAGAGATGGGTTTTCATGCTAGGAATGACGGGGGCTGAGCATGCAGGAATTACAAAAAAAGATGCGCGTAAAAACTGATGCCCTACAAAAACTACTGAGCAAGCCGGTCCATGCTAAAAAACCAAAGGGTAAAAAGAAGCCCACAAAGCGTGATTTATTCCATGAAGTATTTGAGGACTACTTTTTTAGCCTGCCGTATACAAAATTTATTCAACTTACAAAAGACTGGAATGACGTTAATCTAAGGATAGAACTGCAAGAGCAAGCAAATTATGATGCCTGGCTCAATTACTTTAAAACACTGCCACCTAATCAAATCCGCATGCTTGCCCAGACAGGGCTGGACTTCCTGCCCACTGAGGGATATGCAGCACTGAGCCGGTGGCATGACATCATCAGTAACCCTAGCCGCATTGATAAAATCCATAAAGCCGGGCTTACCGGCGGTGTGGATGGTAAGACTAAATCTATTGTAGAGCTGGCGCAAAAGAATGACCGCTATGGCGTACTCTGTGCAATCCGTGACGGCATTGCTGCTAAGCTTGAAAAGGGTGCAGGCAACCGTGATACGGCTGATCTATCTAAACAGCTTACTGAGGTAATGACACAAATAGCAGATTATGAAAAGCGCCAGGCTAAGAGTAATAAAAAGACGGTCCTGGGTGATTTGATGGCTGGCATACCAGGTGCGCCAGCATCCACTGAGATTAAACCAAAGCGCCCGGCAAAAAATGGCAGCGGTCACCGCCAGACTAGCTTTGCATCAAGAGTAACAATTAAAGATTTAGAGGATTAGGTATGGCACGCAGATACGGTAACCAAAAGCCACGCATTGACCAATTTAATGATGGTGATATTTGGCTGGCTGACAAAACACTAACCCTACTTGATGAATACGGCATTAAGCTACTGCCCTGGCAAAAAAAGATAGTCTACCGCTGGCTGGCAGTGATCTGGGATGAAGATGAACAAAAATGGCGCTGGGCTAATCCTAAAGCTGGTCTGCTTGTACCGCGCCAGAATGGTAAAACAGAGATCATCATAGCCCGTATCATTGGCGGTATGATCTTTATGAATGAAGCGCTTATTTATACTGCCCACTCTGATAAAACAGTAGAAGCGGTGCGCCGCCGTGTTATGAACTTCTTTTACCAGGCAGAGGAAGAGATCAGAGACCTGCTGACAGCTGAATTTGATAAAGAGCCTAAGAGCTTAGACTATGTGGAATTGCGCGGTGGCGGATATTGCGTATTCCGTACCCGTACGCGCACTGGTGGTCTGGGTACTACCAATGACACATTGATCCTAGACGAAGCCCAGGAAGAGACTGACGCGCAACAGGAAGCGCTATTGCCTACCATATCAGCCGGTAAGAGCCAAAACAGCCAGATATTGCGTGCCGGTACGCCGCCTAGTGGTGGTGGCTCTGGTACGGTGTTTATCCGTATTAGGCAGAATGTACTTGAGGGTAAAGACCATGAGACCTGCTGGCAGGAGTGGTCAGTAGAGTTATTAACTGATCCGCATGATGAGGATGCCTGGTATTACGCTAACCCATCACTAGGCTATCACCTGATGGTGGCGGCGGTCCGCACAGAAGCCCATGACATGGCTATTGACTCATTCAATAAGATGCGCCTGGGATGGATTGCCGGTAAGGAAAGCAAACGCGCCATCAGTGATGAAGATTGGCAAGCTACAAAGGTAGAGCAGGTGAAGCTGGAAGATAGCCCACGTTTAGTGTATTGCGTTAAATTTGCACCTGACGGCAGTGCTATGAGCTTAGGGGTAGGTGTCTACATGCCTAATGGTATACCACATGTAGAGCTGGTTGAGCGTAAGCCAATGAGCGCAGGCACTACATGGATCACTAACTGGCTATTTGACCGGTCTAAGCTCAGGTGGCGCAAATGCGCAAAGATTATCATTGATGGTCAGGCAGGCTCACAGCTGCTTGTAGAAGAGCTTATACGCACTGACAAGCGCATTACTAAGAAAATACTCACTCCTAACGTAAAACAGGCAGGAGCGGCTTACAGTGGCTTCCAGACAGCCGTAGAAAAGCATGAGCTAACACATTATGACCAGCCAGCACTAAACGGCTCTATAAAGACCGCAAAAAAGCGCTCAATAGGCAAGGATGGTATGTTTGGCTATGCCACGCTCAATCCTGATTTTCAAATTGATCCTACTGAGTGCGCTGCATTCTGCCATTATGGTGCTATTAACTTTGCTAAAAACTACAAATCCGGTGGTGGTACTACCCAGAGGGTTATGGTATAGTGCAATCAAGCTATCAGGGAAGTAAGACACCCTTTTAGCCCAGAACTCCAATTCGCCAAAAAATAACCGCCGTAGTCTTAGGACAGCAGGCGGTTTTTGGTATCATAGAGCTATGGAAAATGAGCCAAACACAGAAAACGTACACTACATTGATGAGTACCCACATTTGGAAGAGAAGCTTAGGCTACAACGCCTAGCACGCCCGGCGGTCCGCCAGGCGCTACAAGACATGACTAGGATTATCAAATTTGAGCTACCAGAACAGCCTGACGGCATTGCCTAGTAGATATAGACAAACTCACTAGGGCTAGCATCACGGTAGGTAACTTTGCCCCAGTGTGGTGCATTCATCTCACTGATGCGGATAGTGCCATTGTCATTTATGCCCTCTACATACACCACATGCCCTAATGCGCCGCGTGTAGTAGTGCCTACCGCGCCTTTGGCTGGTGTTGATCCTACTGCCATACCCATAGCGGAAGCACGGGCATACCAGGTATTAGCATTACCCAGACCATTAGGCAGGGATGCGCCCCGGCGGTTTTTGACGTACCAGGTACAATAACCGTAAGAGTAGGTATTACCACCACCAAAATTGCCAGAAGTGGCTTGTGGGGTAGGTGTAGCTACATTAGGAGTGACAGCAGGCAGGCTTACTGCCGCAGGTATCTCACGCTCAAGCTTTTCATCTGCCAGTGGGATAGTGATTTTATCACCCACATGGATTAAGTCAGGGTTAGTAAGCTGGGTGTTTTTAGCCCAAAGGCGCTGCCATTCAACATTATAGGCAGTACCAATCTTTGTGAGATTGTCACCCTCTACAACCGTATAGACCACTGGCTCAGGCTTTGGCTGCTCTGCAGGCTTTTCTTTTTCTACAGGCTTAGGCGGCTGTACTAAGACAGGCGTGGTTGCTGGCTGGAATTCGTATAGATTTAATTTGAATAATTTTTGTATATCAGTTTGATAGCTAACTGGTTGAGCTGCTGCTGTGGCTGGTGTTGCTAAGATCGCTACTCCCAGTGCTAATGTGATGAGCTTTTTCATAATGCGTGAGACTCAGGGTAGGACAGTAGCGCGTCTCTAAATTTGTACTCCATTGAATTAAGTTACAGTCACGATTATACCAGACCTATACTTTTGCGTGTCAAGCTATCAGGGGTAGCAGGGCATAAAACTATTGACAAATATGCCATGATGTGCTAATATGAAGTAGTTATGAAAAGAATAACAAACATCATCAAAAACAAATATTATCGCTTCCAGCCTGGTGAATTCCTACCAATCTATTCAGGTGGTGAGCTTATCAATAAACGTGAATTCCATGCCTACCGTATTAAGTGGATCATCCGCAACCGTAGTGCATTCTTTTACCAGCTGACTCATACACGCGGCTAATTCCTGACATCTGTTAATTCACTGCTTTTACATACTATATAGAAATGTTTATTTAAAACATTTTTATACACTATATAGAAACACAAGAGCATAAAGCTGGTTTTACACAAGTAATCCCCAGAATTCAGGCACTTTTACACAAGCGGCTTGGCAAATAAATGCGCAAGGTGCTATATTGATACCACAGCAATGAATTGGAGGGATAATGTCTTACAAAGTTAGTGACCAAAGAAAACAAACAATGATTACTAAGCTAGGTGACGCGGTGGAACTGATAGACAATCAGGCTTTTTTACCGTTTTACCGGTCCATACAGATCAAGCTTGAGAAGATGGGCAGGGCTGATGAATGGGGCAAAATGATAGAGGTAGCACTTACTAAAGAGCGCCCTAGTCATTACTTTGCTAAGCTCTGTAAAATGGTCAAAGACGGCACATACAAATTTGTTGAAAAGGTGGCAGAGGTTGCTGGTGAGCTTAAGTTATATATCCATGACAAGCTAATCAAATACGGCTTTGGCAAGTACCAGAAATATTGGGTCCAAAAAGCGGCAGAATTTATACAGGTAAATGGGGAGGCCGGCTTTGTTGAATTGCTGGAATATGCCGAACGCAAAGGCATTAGCCAAAAATACATGGCCAAAGCGCTACTAAATTGCAAAACACCGCGCCAGTATTACCAGCAAAACGTGATCGGCGCTGGTTATAATGGCTAAAGGGGGCTTAGTATTCACTAAAGATAACGAATACTACACCCCAAAGAGCGTGATTGATTATTTTGGTAGTTTTGACTATGATCCTGCAACAGTGCCGGCAAAAGCAAAAGAGCTTGGAATACCGAACTATGATACTATTGAAACTGATGGATTAGCCCAGGACTGGACAAAATACAATCGTATTTGGATAAATCCGCCATTTACGCGAAAGCATGAGTTTTTAGCAAAGGCGGTAAAAACATACAGGTTAGCGAAGAATGAGATATATGTGCTTTTTCCTATTGAGTTTTTGACAACTAGACGCTTCCATGACATTTGTGGGGGGGGCGCATATATGTACCTAGCGGTCGTATTAATTTTCAGAGTGGTCTTGGTAAAAAGGGCAAATCACCTGCATTTGGCAGCTGTGTACTCAAGCTGCAAGAAAAATCTGAGATTGTCTTTATTGATATTAACGAATTAAAGTAGTAGTCATGAAAGTACTGTTTTTGGATATAGACGGTGTTTGTAATTCAGCTGCCTGGGCAAAGCAAGGTAATAGCCTATGGCATGGCACTGATCCGCAGGCAGTAAAGCTGGTCCAGTGCATTATCGCGGCAACCAAATGCGTTGTCGTACTATCAAGCACCTGGCGGTTATACCCGGAGGCTAAGGCAGTAGTCCGGCGCGATGTATGCAACTTCATTGACTGCACCAAAGACCTGCAGGCAGGCGCTAAGCGTGGCTATGTGCCGCGCGGCGAAGAAATCCAAGAATGGTTGAGCCGACACCCGAACGTCACCCAGTACGCCATACTGGACGATGATAGCGACTTTTTACCTAATCAGTGGCTATTCAAAACAACCTTTGAAAAGGGCATTACAGAAGACATTGCCCAGGCTGTAATAGACCACCTCAACGCCGGTGATCGTGTTTTTGCTAAAAAGTATTGACGAACGGTCTACCGTTTTGTATCATAAGAGGTAACAACCTAAGAATTGGAGGGAAAATGGGGTTGAGGGATAAATTATTTGGCAGGCGGACACCGCAGCCAGTGGAGTTACCAGCTATATTGCAGCCGGAAGACCCAGTAAATTACAACTCAGTAGTAGATTGGCTGCTGGGGTTAAGTGAGAAAGATTACCAAACATTTCTGCAGATCGTACAGGAATGGCGCAAGACCCAGGATGTTGAGCGCAAGCTGCTAAAGGTGAAGTTTGTGCCAACTACGCAGCTCATAGTACCCGAACCTACAGACCAAGAGGTAGACGATCAACTAGACGGTCTGCTTGCATTGGACTCAGAAGATTTAAAAGCAACACTAAAAGATGAAAAGGCAGATACCAAAAATGCTTAACCGAATAAAAAAAGTGTTCAAAGCCTGGCAAGCCGAACGGCAGCGCCAACGCTTTCTGAACATGCAACTTGAAAAACTGACCGATCCAACATTTTTAGATAGGGTGGCGGCAGAAGAATGAAAGCCTACACCGATCTATTCAACCAGCCCATCAGCAAAGATGATGTGCGAATGGCTGTAGCAGTAGCGGTCCGTACGGACAATCCGTACCCCAGCAACCTGCAGCGCCGCATGAAGATCGGTTACGGCAAAGCAGCCAGGTTAGTCAAGCTGCTGGCAGACGCAGGCGTTACCAGTGACCGCAACAAAACGCCGCGCTACGTCATTCTTAAAAACGAAGAGCAAGCGACCAATGCCGCGCTCAGGCAACTTAAAAAGGGCAGGAAGTGAGTATTAAGATGTCACAGCTAGTAGGCAAAGTCATGCGTAAAAACGCAGAAGTAATAATAATTTTCAGAGTAGGAGGTAAATACTAC